AAAGTTTTAGTAATAAAGGTTCCAACAAAGGAAAATCTATAATGTATATTAATATAGAGGGACTTACTAAATTTGAAATGTATATAAGAATTAGTGCTGTTAATAATAATTCATATCAGGTAATGGTTAGCCATTTAGATAAAATTATTGACGATACTACAAGCTATACAGATAAGGATATAATAAAAGCATGTGTATGGGGAGATAATTCTATAGATAATAGTCTTGATAAATACACGAAAATTGTATATGATAATATTGATGGGGGTTCACATACTATTAGTATTGCGTATAATAAAAGTTCTAGTGCGTATTCTGGAAACGATAGGGGATATATATTAATACCAAATGATTAGTATAAACAATAATGATAAAAAGAGAATTTTTTAGACAAAGAAAAGACGGAGTAAATTTATACAGAACTTACTCTGACGCTAATTTCTATATACGAAAAGTCAATACAGAACAGATTTTTACTGATGCCATTGATGTAGAATCGGCTAACTACGAGTATATAGAAACAGATGAATAGATAGAACAAGGATTATTAGAACACAATATATTATGAGAAAACAGATTTGGGAACTCGGCAGTAATGGTTATGCCGTAATGAGAGACAATTAGATTAGTGAAGAGAGAGAGTTTAAATATATGCAAGAACGAGAAGCATTAAAACCATATTTAATACTCAAGTATAATATAACAGATATTGAAAATCCTACTAAACTAGTTAATAGTCTTAACTATATAGTAGAGATGATTATAGATGGATAGATTGTAGAACCTGTTACAGAGTTTACATTTACTACTTTAGGAGATCACGAAGTTAGATTTAAATATGAAGATTCTGCTTTAAAAGACTCTTATGGAAGAGTTGGAGAGTTTAATAATATTGAAGCTCTTACAGAAATGGTGAAGATTCCTGCAAATTTATTAGCTTTTAGATCTAATGCTTTTTATAATTGTTCTAATTTAAGAAAAATAAATTTAAAAACTTATGCAGGTAGTTTACAAAAACTATCTTCTGTTTTATTTTAGGGATGTATTAATTTAGAAGAAATAATTTGGGCAAATACAATAACTACTTTAGAATATGGAGTATTTAGTAATAATAACAAAATAAAAGAATTATATCTTCCTGATTCAATTACTACCATTAACGTACCAGCACTCTATGGTATGAGTGCTTTAGAAAAAATAGTGTTTTCCGCAGGATTACAGGATATTTATCCTACTATATGTTCAGGATGTCCTAATGTAAAAGAAATAGTACTTCCAAAAAGTATTAAACGTATTGGAAGTTCTGCTTTTGCATGGTGTAATTTTGAAAAATTAGATCTCTCCAATTCAGCTGTTGAAATAATTGAATCTTCGGCATTTAAAAATAATGCAAATTTAAAAGAAGTAATATTACCAAACACTGTAAAAACGATAGCAATGTATGCCTTCGATGGTTGTCCTAATATAGAGAAAATAAAATTATCAGAATCATTAACTGAAATTACAGGATGTAATTGGTATAACACAAAAATAAAAGATATTATCATCCCAAGAAATGTTACTACTATACGAGGATATGCTTTTAGAAATTGTGATTATTTAGAAAAACTTGATTTGTCAAATTCTCGTGTTACTACTATCGAAACTACCGCTTTTACAGAATGTACAAACTTAAAAGAAATAATATTACCAAATACTTTAACAACTATAGAATCCGGTGCTTTTAGTTTATGTAATATAGAAAAAATTGTTTTCTCTAAATCGTTATCAGTTATTGATGGATGGGATGGTCATAGTCATCTAAAAGAGATTATTATACCAGAGGGAGTTACTACAATTGGAGAAAATGCTTTCGGAGGGTGTCTTAGTTTAGAAAAAGTAAAATTACCAAGTACTATTACTACTATTGAGGGGTCTGCTTTTGCAAGCTGTCAAAGCTTAAAAGAAATAAAAATACCAGACTCTACCACTAGTATTGGAAGTAGTGCTTTTGCAAGCTGTCAAAGCTTAAAAGAAATAAAAATACCAGACTCTACCACTAGTATTGGAAGTAGTGCTTTTGCAGGTTGTACAAGTATTGATTATATCTATGTTCCAAAAACAGTAGAAAATTTAGGAGAAGGAGCGTTTTCTGGAGTAACATATGTAGATATTGATAAAAGAAATCATAGAATTAAAACTATTGATAATGTGTTTATTGATTCTATGACAGACACTTTATTAGGGATTGTTGATTTAAATAAAGAGGTGACAATACCTAAAACAGTTAAAATAATAGGATCCAATAGTATTGCTTGTAATAACAACACGTTAATAATTCCAGACAATGTTATAGAATTAAGAGCAGGAGCTTTAGGAAATATAGAAAATATAATTATAGGAGAGGGAATTACGAATATCCCTGTCAGATTTTTTAGTTCTAAAGTATTAAAGCATGTTACCTTAGGAAGTAACATCCAATCAATAGCTTAGAGAGCTTTCTATAATTATAATAGTACTGGTGCAATAGAAACTATTACTTGTAAAGCTGTAAATCCCCCTACTATAGATAGTTATACATTCTATTATATAAACAAAGGAGGCGTATTAAGAGTTCCAGATAAAACTAAATACTCAAGTTGGATGAGTACTGGAAACTACTATTTAGGTAAGTATAATTGGACAATTGAAAATATAGAATAATTATGAAAAAATAGAATTGGGAATTTGGAGGCGGAGGATATTCCGTAATAAAAGATAAACAAACTAGTACACATAGAATTTATAAAAAAAATTATTACAAACATTATAATAGTTATTTAGTACTAAAATTTAAAATAGATAATATAAAAACTCCTACAGTATTTTTACCAGATAATCATGCTGAATTATTAGAGGATACTATAATAGATGGATAGAAAAGAGGTCCTTTAACACAGTTTCAATTTGATTCAACAGGAACACACGAGGTTATGTTTAAATGGTTAGATAATAGTACAATTAAGAGTGCTAGTTTTATGAATAACCAAGAACTTATAGAGATAGTATAGTTACCTAAAGAGACTCTTACGATAACTGATGCAGCATTTGCTGGTTGTTCTAATTTAAGAAAAATTAATATAAGAAATGGGAAACTAGAAACAATAATGAATGGTTCTTTTGGCGGCTGTTATGCTTTAGAAGAATTAAAATTGCCTGAAACATTAAAAAGATTTTATAATGGGGTTTTTTCAGGATGTAATAAAATTAAAGAATTGGTTTTTTATAATAATATGGAAACACTTTTAATTTAGCATCTAAGAGGTCTAGAAAAAGTAGTACTTCCAGGATCTATAAAAATAGTACCATATTCAGGAAATACGTTATTTGAATTACCAAATTTAAAAGAAGTAGTATTACAAGAAGGTATAGAAGAAATAGATACCAATGTATTTTGCAGAAATCCGAAACTATCTAAAATAAAATTCCCAAGTACTTTAAAAAAATTAGGGTATAATGTATTTTAGGGATGCGCTTCTCTAGAGGAAATAGTACTACCAGATTCTGTAGAAGAAGTTTTGGATCATTGCTTTTCTGAATGTGAATCTTTAAAAAAATTAGTATTTCCTAAAAATCTTAAGAAGTTAGGTTATAGTGTGTTTTATAATTGCCCTAGTTTAGAACATTTAGTACTTCCAGGCGGAAACATAACATCTTTAGAATATTCTCAGACTAGTTAGGATAGTAATAAACCTAATAAAGTAAAGCATTTAGTAATACCTGAAGGAATCACTAAATTAGATTCAGCTTTTTAGTATTGGAATTATTTAGAAACAGTACAATTCCCAAATACTTTAGAAACATTTTATAATAATAGTTTTTATGGATGTGTTAATCTATAGGAAATAATATTACCAGATTCAGTTATATCAGTATCTTCGGGTTCTTTTGGAAATTGTGTTAATATTAAGAAAGCGGTTTTATCTAAAAACATGGAAGAAGTGCCTTACTATATGTTAAGCAATACTGCCTTAGAAGAATTAGTAATGCCTGAAGGAATTGAAATCTTAAAAGGGACAGCATTTGAAAAATGTTCTAATTTAAAAGAAGTTACGCTGCCTTCTACCTTAACTACTATAGAATATGGAGTTTTTAATGACTGTGTTAATTTAGAGAAAATAGTATGTAGAGGTAACACTCCTCCGAATATCAATATTACAAATTCAGATAAAGCTTTTGAAAATGTAAAAGCAAATGGAGTTTTATATGTGCCAGTTGGTACGGAAGAAGCTTATTCTGCATGGATAGCATTAGAAGAAAATGGATTAAGTAATTGGACTATACAAGAATTATCAAAAGAATAAAAAATTATGAAAAAAGTAAACAATTTATTTAACGCAGGTTATGGATGGGGAAGAACCTATCCATAGAAGACTAGATAGAAGACTGGATAGAAAGAAGACTCTATAGATTACAGTAAAGAATACTTATACCTTGAAGCATTGGAGGATGGAATGACTGTTTCGTTTAAAGAAGCTTCTAGCGATGGTAATATAATTGCTAATTCTAATACTTTGTATTATTCAACAGATAAAACAATATGGAAAACTCTTTCTTCAGAAAATGAAAATACGGAACCTATTAATGCAGGTGAAAAAATATATTTTAAAGGAAATTGTGTATTATCAGAATCAGGACAAGGCATAGGAAATTTTGTTGTTTCAAAGAAATATAATGCCGCAGGTAATGCAATGTCTCTACTGTTTGCAGACAGTTTTATTGGTAAAACTGATTTGACAGGATATAATAGTACATTTTATAATTTATTTAAAAATTGTACAACTATACAATCAGCTGAAAATTTAATGCTCCCAGCTACTATATTGACAGAAGGATGTTATTGTATGATGTTTTCTGGTTGTACTAGTTTGACTTCTGCTCCAGCCCTTCCAGCTACTACAATGGCAGAAGGATGTTATAATGCTATGTTCCAAGGCTGTACTAGTTTGATCACTGCACCTGAATTATCAGCTACTGTATTGGCCGGTTATTGTTGTGGTTTTATGTTCCAAAATTGTACTAGTTTGACTACTGCACCTAAACTACCAGCTACTACGTTGGCAAAATATTGTTATAGTAATATGTTCCAAGGTTGTACAGGTTTGACTTCTGCACCTGAATTACCAGCTACAACATTAGTAGATTATTGTTATTATTATATGTTCTATGGTTGTACTAGTTTGACTTCTGCTCCAGCCTTACCAGCTACTACATTGGCTAATGCTTGTTATTGTATGATGTTTTCTGGTTGTACTAGTTTGACTTCTGCTCCAGAATTACCAGCTACTATATTGGTAGAACGTTGTTATGATTGTATGTTTGAAGGTTGTACTAGTCTTACTTCTGCACCAGTCTTACCAGCTACTACATTGACAGAGCGTTGTTATTTTTATATGTTTAACATGTGTACTAATTTGAACTATATTAAAATGCTTGCAACTGATATATCTGCAACAGATTGTTTAACTAATTGGGTTAGAAATGTATCATCAACTGGTACATTTGTTAAAAATGCTAATGCTACTGAAAATTTTGGCCCATCAGGCTGGACTGTTCAAACCGCTTAATAAAATGAAAATTTAATACTTCATCCGTTAGGATAATAAAAAAAAATACCCGTCCAGCAATTAAGCTAGTCGGGTATTTTTGTTTTAATCTCCGCATAAAAATTTACATATCCTATCTATGTTTTCTTTAGATTTATCTTTATGCCGATTCTTATACTTATATATTACGAATAATAAAATAAAAATTCCAAGAATTGTTGCATATATTCTATAACTATCTAACGTGTTTACAGATATTACTTTTAAGAATTTTAATAGGTTGAAAACAGTTAGCGAAGATACAAAACCTAGAGGAATTTTGTATAAATAACAGTATTGAAATACAAAAGATATTAACCAGAGTAATATTAAAAATAATATTGAAGAACCTCCTATACAAGATAGGATTACAGTGGACAATCCAAAATAATTTAATATTGTAGATATTACATTCATCAAAGATAGTACAACAGGTATGTATTTTACTATAGTTAAAAATATTTTATATAAATTCTTATTTAAGTTATTATTCATAATATAATTTTTAATTGTTAAAGAAAAACATCTTAGATTCCTATAGGAGGCCAAAGAGGATCAGGATCAAGAGGTTTGATTACTAAGTCACCATTTCCGGCAGCTCCTCCTCCGTCTCCATTATTACCACCTTCTCCAGGTGTAGTACCTTCGTTTCCGGCACCCTAGTCATCTCCACTTCCTGAACTACCAGTTCCGCCTCCACTATCACCTTCTGTTGGTGGTACTTCCTAACAAAGTCTTAAATCAATTTCTAATTCAAATTTTTTCATAATAGTTAAGTTTTAGTTGTTATATACAATGGTATCTATTATATCAACATTTAACAATAAAATAAATGTTAAATAATCTTAGATTATGTAATACCAATCTTTTCTTTCTCTTACTCCTTTATCTATTAACTAAGAATTATCTAGATAATAGTCTCCATCTTGGAAGTATAATTCTTTCTTTTGAAAGTCCCATTTAAAATAACCATGCCAACCCGGCAGCATTAGTGTTGCTCCTGTGGCAGCATATAATGTAGCCCTATTATAATCCATAAACGTTTTTCAAATTCTTTAACTGTTTGGTTGATTGCCAACCATTATCTAATATAGATCTATGACCAAATGGTTTATGAACACTGCCACCTTCTTCGTGTTTCCATTTTCTAGCATTGGCTGCAAAGGTAGCACGTTTCCTAAGTTTAGGATTCTTACTTTTCTTTGCCCTCTAAATACACTCATTAGTGACCTCACCACCACAATATTCGGTAAATAACCCTTGGTGGGATTTTTTAATTTTAATACCTGTTTTTCCTACAGATATTGTAGGCATATTACTTATTCCTAATATCATGATGTTTTAATATACAATTACAATAATATAATAAATCGTTATCTGATAAATTAGATCGCATCATATTCACATGATTACATACTAATCTAATATTATCTATACTATAATCTTTTCCCGCATCTATTCTATCTACAGAAGCATTATTAGGAAATTTTCCAGAGCCTTTAATAGTAGTCATTTCTATTCCTGATAAAGCGCATTTATGATTTTGCTTTTCATACAAAGAGATTAAATCATCTTTAGTAATAGTACATTCAAATTTACCTTCACTTCTATATGCACGACCTCTACAACCTGTAGCTAAATCTCTGAAAAATATTTGACTGTTGTCATTAGTATGAGTTTCTCTATATTCTTTGTGTCTTTCTGATTCACAATTTTTACAGTTATTAGAATAATAATTTCTACTTTTTGTGCTACTAGAATTTTCGTAAAATTCAGAAACAGGTTTATATGTTTTACATCTATGACAATATAATTCTCCTTTTTCATTAAAAGGTTTCATTCTAATTCTATTCTTTTCTTTTTCTTTATCGCATTCTTTACATGTAGATCCAAATCCACATTTTGCATCACTTCTTTTATAAAAATGCTCAGAATCCATAGGTTTATATTTTAAACATTTAGTACATAATTTATAAGTAATCCCATCTACCTCTTTAAACATTTCCATTCCTAATTTAGTATTTACATTTTTCATAAAATCATTAATTTTTAATTATATAAATTTACCTCTATTCTTTTTCTTAATATGTATTCCACTACCCTTCTTTAAGTATGGGATACCGAAAATTTCAATTTTTATCATTTTATATATTTTTAATAGTTTGTAATTAAATTTGTCTTGTGTTTTACAAATAATATTAATATACTTGGAAAGTAACAAATAATTTTAGATGAGTATGTTTATGATTTTAAATGTTTAATGATTTATGGAGAATATTACAAAACAGAATGGTAACATTGCTTTTGTGGAGGAAACTCATAAGTATTTTGATGTAACTCAACCTGACAAAAAGTTTGTTTCGGTAACTACAATGATTCATAGTTTCACTCAACCTTTTGATAAGGATTTTTGGAGCGCATACAAAGCTTTAGAGAAGTTATTGAGCAAAGATGCTTGGGCAATCGAAAAGAAGTCTTTGTTAAATACTAAGAAATTTGATAAAGTATTGCTAGAACTTCACGAAATAGATGAAAATGATTTCAATAGAGAACAGCAAGCCATTTTAGACGCATGGGATGAAGAAAATAGAAAATCTTGTGATAGAGGTACTAAAATACATGCAGATTTAGAAAATTCCTTTTACAAAAAGGGAACTGATATTGATATTAGTAAATATCAAATCGGAGGAAAGTTTGAGTGCAAAAAAGATTACTATGAATTAGATATGGAGAATGGAGTATATCCAGAATATCTAATTAGTTATGTAACTAAAGGGGACAAACTTCGTATTGCAGGACAAATTGATTTATTAGTTAAAAAAGGCAATAAGATTATAATAGGGGATTGGAAAACTAATAAAAAAATAGAAACTAAGAGTTTCTTTAACAGTAAGACTAAATCATCTGTTAAAATGAAATTCCCGTTAAATAATTTAGATGATGTTAATTATTATCATTATACTCTTCAGTTATCTACATATGCATGGATGATTCAAAAATTACATCCAGAGTTTGAAATCGAAGATTTAGTGTTAGTACACTTTGATCACGATGATAATATGACAGTATATCATCTTCCTTACTTAAAAGATGAGGTAGTTAAAATGATTGCCTTCTATCAAAAAGAATCACAGTTAGAAGAAAATAGAAAGAAACGTCAAAGAATTGAATATTGATTATGGTAGAAGAAAGAACTAAAATTTGTAAAAGTTGTCCTATTTGTGATTTAGATAATTGGGTATGTAATGCTAAATTATATTTAAATCCTAATACTAACGATGTTAGTATATCTCCTAAAGATGGTTATATAAAAGGTTGCGGTTGTCTGCTCCAATACAAGATTACAAATAGTAAAAAACATTGTCCTGCAAAAAAATGGTGATTATGAAGAAAATAAGTTATTTTATTGAAAAAATTAGAAATATAATTATAGGCTGGTCGTTAAAAATCTTTGGATTAGAAGATGATCTAGCTAATAGAAGATGGGTATATTGTCAAACGTGTCCTAGAAAACAAAATACTAAACTAGGAGATATTTGTTCAGTATGTGGATGTGTTATAGATGCAAAAGTAAGAGTAGAAGATGAACACTGCGATTTAGGCAGATGGTAATTAATGTATTAAATGATTATGATTATGGAAAGAACAAACTTAAACAGTAATGAAAAATTAGCTTTAACTACAACTGGTATGGAAGGTACTGGAGAACACTTTATTATGAATGGTGAATCAGCAGATAAAATCTTAATGAGCGAGAAGGCTTCTCAATTTAATAATGCCGTAGATAACTATGTTGATAAATTCGATAAACATAGACAAGAATTAGAAAACTATGCTAAAACAATCTCAGAAGATATTGGCGGATTAGAAATCATGCCAATGTTTGCATATGCTTTGATTCAACCATTTGAAAAGAACCCATTCCAACAAATCAAGATTTCAGAAGGTGGTATTATTACAGATTTAGGAGGTCTTACTCCTCAATATAAATCTAATGAAACTGGAGAAATTGAAGAAGAAAATCAATTTATTAAAGTAGGAACTGTTATTGAGGTAGGTCACAAATGTGAGTTCTTAAAACCTGGTGATATTGTATTCTACACTATTGCTAGTGAAACTATGGTACCGTTCTTTAGACAAGGTTTTGTTGTAGTAAATGAAAATAGAATCATGGCTGTCGTGAATGAAAAATTAACACAACGTAGAGACAATTTGAAAAATGGAACAATTTGATGAAAAGATTTATTTTAAACCTGGGGATTTGGTAAAAAGTAAGTTACCAAATTCTCCGGTTATGCTAGTTTTAAGAAAGGAAACGGCATTATTTAAAGATAACTAGTCCTTAAAGGGCATTAAGTGTAGATGGTTTACAGATTCAGGATTGTTACAAGAGTCTGTTTTTAATACTAAGGATTTAATTAAAGTAGAGTAATTATGCCGGGAAGTAATGAATATAGTACATGGTTCTTTGATACCGAAGAAATAATTCCTGAATAGACTCCTAGCACTTAGCCTGCGTCTAATGTTCAAAAATCAGTTTAGACACCAGTATAGAAAACATTTGATCCAAATGCTGGTAGACAAGACGCATATGATACAAGATGGAAAAATTATCTTGCTGAGTTAGGAAAATCAAAAAATAGAATTAATATAAATAAAGCTAAAAAATATTTTGATTCATAGTTTGAACAGGATTGGAATAATGAAGCTACTTCTAGAAATGTTGATTTTACTCTTAATTAGGCTAAACAAAAGCAAAACGATATTATAGGCAAATTCAGAGCATAGAGAGAAGAAGCTGCTCGTTTAAGTTAGGAATAGGATGCATTAGATTACGAAGCTGCAGGATATACCTATGATGCTGCTACAGGAAAGTGGAATAAGCCAGTAACACCTGTTTAGCCAACACCTGTTATAAAACCTAAAACTGATTGGAATGCAATTGCTGCATCGTCATTAGGAGAAGGTAATAATATGGACTCTGTTCGTAAGTTACAGACAGATCTATTAAATGCAGGATATGATATTGTTGTTGATGGTAAGTTTGGTAATAAAACACGTGCTGCTTATGAAGATTACATGAATTCGCCCTCATATAGAACCTCGTCACAACAAGTAACCCCTACAAATCCTAATGTAGGTACAGATACAGATATGTTTGTATCTGATTATTATAATGCTGCAGGACAGCAATTTAAATTAGGAAAGGTAAATACTAAAGAAGAATTTGATGACGCTTATAGCAAGTTTGCTGGAAAAAGAAAAGGGTTTTTTAGCGGAGGTAGTTGGGCTACTGGTAAGGCATATGATAGAAAAAGAGACGAAATGTATTAGAATTATTTAAAACATTATGGAATGTAGCCTTTACCAGAAGATACTTATGCACGACGTGTTGGTTTAAGTAAACAAGGAGGAAGGATTAATAAACATCAACAAGGAGGAACAATGGGAAATCAAGAAGAATTACAAAAAGCATTTATGGCATTCTTAATTGAAGATGCTGCTGCACAAGGTATGCAAATTCAATCAGAACAAGATTTACAGGCCTACGCACAACAATTAGGCGAAGAAGGTTTAAAAGCTAAATATCAAGAATTTATGCAAAAAATGCAAGGAGGAGTTAAGGCAGCTCTAGGAGCTAAACTTAACTATATTAATAAATTAAAAGGAAACTGTCCAGAAGGAGAAGAACTTGTTTATATGAAAAAAGGAGGACGTATGTGTCCTGTTTGTCAAAAGAAAGCAGAAAAAGCTGAAGAAGGTAAAAAATTACAAAAGAAAAATGCCATTTCAGATTTTAAAGAAAAAAGAAAGCAAATCAATCCTAATGATACAGTAAATACTAAGTTTGGACCACGCGATTTAAATGGTAAAACTAAGTACCCTAAATATAATGCCACAAAGGAAAATTATGATTACGAAACTAGAAAAAGAGTTCAAGAGAAGGATGAAAAGTCAGGCAAGAAAGTAATCGGTTCTGCTTGTGGTTCAAAAATGAAAAAGAAGTAATTAATTACTAACAATTAATGAGTATGATTTATGAATGTGTTTAATTATGATAGTTTAAATAAAGAGTTAGAAGTTAATGAACCTGAGCTGTTATTAATTAGAGAGTTTAAAGCTTTACTTGATAGAGATAAAAGCACTCATAAAAATAAAGCTACTCGCGAACTAACTTATATATATTTAGCTATCGATTGGAAATCACCATATAGTCAATATTCAGAATATGAAAGACATCAAGAAGCATTAATGGATGCTCAGATGACAGAAGAGGAATTTAACGATCCTGTATTTAGAGAGGCTTGTAGAAAGTATAGAAATTTACAAGACTCTAATAAATCTGTAAAATTATTGAATGCTGCTAGAATGGCTGCTGATTAGTTTGCAGAATATTTTGAAACTATTATTGATTTAAATGAAAGAGATCAAAACGGAAAACCTGTATTCAGTGCTGAGAAAGTTATGAAAGAAATGGCATAGCTTAGTAAGGTACATGAACAATTAGCACTACTTGAATCTCAAGTTAAGCAAGAAATGGAAGTACAAACAAGTACTAGAGCAGGTGTTAGTGAAGGTTATGATCCTGGAGATTTTTAATTATGGCTAAGAAAAGAAATTTGATACCTGATGAGATACAAACAATTATCGAAGAGGTACAAGAAAAAGAAAGACAAGAAGACATCAGAGAGGCTAGGGAAATGGTTGAGTAGTTTAGAACGGAAAGAACCAATTCCCTAGACTACTGGGATGTTAAAAAAGGAGATAAGATAGAATATTTCGATCCAGAATTATCATATGAAATAACTGGGTATAGACCGATTACTAAAACTAAAGGTTTGGACTTTGATCCTACTTGGTTTACTGAAACCAGAGAGTATTACAGACAGCATGGTAAATATTGTCCTTTCCTACCAAAGAGTAAAAGATATGATGAGTTCTGGAAAGAAGAATATAAACGTTGTAAATATGGAATGACCGTTAATGGCTATACGATTACTGGAGATAATTACTTCTTTTTAAATTTTTATCAATTACCTATTGTAGATAAGAATCTTGCAGCAGGTGAAGGTTTAAATAGAGGCTTTCCGGTATTTTTCGAATCTCATTATAGATTCTTTCATTATTTACAAATGACTAGAGTTTTGCATAGACACGCCGCTTTAATGAAGGCGCGTTCTATTGGTTTTAGTGAAATCAATGCATCTTTAGCAGCAAGACTTTATACAATTAATAGAGGTAGTCGTGTAATGATTACTTGTTTTAAAGACGACTTCTTAAAAACTACTTTTAGTAAGTTTGACAGCGCACTAACCTTTTTAAATAATTGCACTTAGGGAGGTATGTTTAAACCAAGACTTATTGATAGAGACTTACATAAGAAGTCCGGATTTTAGAAAAAGGTTAATGGGCAATTTGAAGACTAGGGATTCAAATCTGAAGTGATTGCTATTAATGGTAATAAACCTTCTAATATTCGTGGTGACCGTGTTGATTTGTTAATATTCGATGAGGCCGGTTCATGGCCTGGATTAACAACTGCTATTATTCAAGGTCAAGAATTATGTGAAGTACAAGGTGTTCCTCGTGGAATTATGTTGTATGGTGGAACAGGTGGTGATATGGGTGCTCCTCTCGAAGGTCTTAAAAAGATTTATTATAATCCAAAAGCATTTAAAGTATTGCCCTATCGTCATAACTATACACAAACTGGTGAGCATGAATTAACAGGTTTCTTTATACCGTATTTTGTTTAGGCATTGGATCCATAGTTTATGGATAATAGAGGAGTATGTGATATAGAACGCTATAAAGAATTTTTACAAGAAGAACGTGATAATCTTTTAGCAGTTCCCGAAGAATACTACAAGAAGTGTGCTGAACGTTGTTGGTTTGCTGAAGAAGCATTTAATTTGGAAGGTGTTAACAAATTTAATAAGGTGTTAATATCTGAATAGTTAGCTGAGATTAGATTGCATAAAAGAGGACCTCGTCCCGTAGCTGGATATATTGATTATATTTATAAAAGTAATAAACACTCTTTAGAAAATATAGATGGGTTTAAATGGATTCCTAATCCAAATGGTAAAGTTAAAATATTAGAACACCCTGTCTGGTCTGATCTATATAAAGAAGATATAGAACGTTAGAGAATATTAGCTGAAGAGAGAGGAGAAGAATTTGAAATGCAATCTTATAATGAAATGAGGGATTTATATGTTGCAGGAATAGACGGTATTGATATTGGAGCTAACCAAACTTCTGATAAAACTAAAGAACCTTCTGATTTTTGTATTACTATTTTAAGACGTGCACACGGATTAAAAGATCCGTAGATCGTAGCAATGTATAAAGACAGACCTGGAAATATTAGAGAGGCTTATAAGATTGCAATGTGTTTACTGAGGTATTACAACTCAAGGGTAAATATAGAAGCAACTCGTATGGGTATGGTTACTTGGGCTAGAGAAAATAAATGTCTATAGTACTTTATGAAAAGACCTAGAGCCACCCTTACTGATATTAAATACGGTACTTCAAAATAGTATGGCACACCTGCTACAAAGACAGTGATAGAACAACATACTGATTTAACAGCTGATTTTGTCGAAGATTATTGTCATACGATATGGTTTGAGGAAATCCTAGAATAGCTAACTAGTTATAATGACGAGAATAAAGGAAAATTCGATATTATTGCTGCTCTTGGTATGACTTTTTTAGCAGACTAGGAGTTATCAGGAAGATAGCCAGCAAATGTGGTTCAAGAAGTTGAACAATTCGAAGATTTTGGTTATTATGTAGACGAAAGAGGAATTAGACATTTTGGAGTAATTCCGAAGAAAGTAAATATAGAAATAAATATACGAAAGGAGGAATACGATGACCCATACCGAATTGAATCAAGTGATCCGAGAGTATATGAGAGAGCTTTACAAAATGGAGTTCGTTGGTGAAATTAAAATAGAAGACTTAGAACCGGTAGGTTATAAAGTTGCTTTTAATTTCAATAGGTCAGAAAATCCGGTAGTGATTATTGCTGATTTGCCTGATGCAGAATTCTTGCCTTTCATAAAAGAAGAGATACGAAGCAGAAAGTTTCACAGGGTTAAATACTGTAGTGCTTCAAAACTTCCTCCGGAACAAATTAATTATTGTAAATGAGCAACGAAGAACTTATTGACAAAACGGATGAGGCTATTGCCGAGCTTGTGTATGATAAATATGAGCTTTAGAAAGCTTATAATTATTATAACGGTAAACGAGATCCCGAGCAATTTAGGTATCTCGAAGAAAATTTCGGACTTGGTAGCCCAACTGCAGTAGAGTTTACACCATTACTAAAGAAACATGTAGATGCTTTAGTTGGTGAATATTTAGGAACTCCTATCCTCCCTAAGGTATCTTGTAAAGACTCTGACACAATCAGTAATATAACAAGGGAGAAATAGTTACAAATCACTTAGGGGATAGTGAAGTTCTTAAAAGAACATTTAAGTAATTCTATACTGCAGTTTATTGACGGCAAAGATATTACAGACAAGGCCGTCAAATAGCAACTAGATAAAATCATACAAGACATTGACTAGTCTTTTATTTCTCAATATGAAATTGCAGCTTAGAATATTATTAAGTATATAATGCAATCCAGAGAAACTGATATGTTAACTAAGTTAAGATAGTTATTAACAGATTTATTAATTACTGGATATACTTTTTTTAGAGTTAAGTCTTCTACCAGCGGATCTAATATAGAAATTGAAGTATTAAATCCTTTAAATACTTTTATTGATCGAAATCCAGAATCTCCATATGTTAAAAACTCGTATAGAGGTGTAGTTAGATACTGGATGACTAAAAGTTAGATATTAGCTAAATATGGAAAGGAAATTTCTAAAGAAGATTTAAAACAATTAAAGGATAAGTGGTATGACAGTGATGGTGCTGCTGTTTATAAAAGAGTTTATGGAGATTCTTGTACCACAGTAGCCCATGAAGAAAGTACAGAAAATCCATTACCTGGATACCCAGATAATGAATATAGTACTAGACGTTTTCAGCTTATACCTGTGTATGATGTAGAATGGCTGGAAACAGATGATAATTTTGTAATGCAAAGATATAATACTATCAGAATTGGATAGGATATTTACATTTTAAGAGGTAAAGATACTAAGGCCATTCGTTCTGTAGACAATCCTAAATTCTGTAGCTTAACCATAAATGGTGTATATTTCTTGAATAGAAATCAGCAACCATATTCGTTAATTCTTAAATGTGCACACTTACAAGATAGATATGACTTGTTAAACTATTATAGAGACGCATTAATTGCTAATAGCGGTGCTGCAGGAGTTATTATGGATATGTCGTTACTTCCTAATAACTTAGGAGTTAAATGGCCTGAAAGAGTTTAGAAATGGTTGGCTTATAAGAAAGCTGGTATTATGTGGATTGATAGTACTCAAGAGGGACGTAACGATAACGGAAATGCTCCTATGAATACTATCTTTAACGGATTTGATGAGACATTAAAAGCCCCAGCAATATAGGCTATTGAGTTGGCAATTCAATCTGTTGAACAAACTACATCATCAATTACTGGAGTTTTTAGAGAAAGACTTAATGGTATTGAACAACGAGATGCGGTTACTAATATTAAACAAGGAGTAGCTAACTCTTATATAGTAACTAAACATTGGTTTTAGCAAATGGATTTGGTAACTTGTGAAATACTTCTCGGAAGTTTAAATCAAGCTAAAATTACTTGGAAAAACGGAAAAACTGGAACTATAATTTTAGGAGATTAGTATCAACAAGTATTTACAGCATTGCCAGAACATTTTACTGTAACTGATTATGATATACATATTATTTCTAGTTCGGAAGTAATGGAAGATTTACAAACTATTAAATAGATGGTTCCAGAACTAGTTAAAATGTAGGCAGTTACTCCTGATATTATCATCGAGGCTCTAACTTCTAAAAGCTTGACAGACCTTAAATATAAAGTTTAGAAAGCTATGAAAATTTAGAAAGAGGAAAATAACTAGATTGTGCAACTTCAATAGCAGTTAGAAGAGGCACAATAGTAGTTACAATAGATGCAAGGAGAATTGCAAAAATCTCAACAAAAAGT